TCGGAGGTAAAACGGCCTCCGTCCAAAAAACCGGCCACATACTCCTCTAAAACAGAATCAGACAAAAACGCAGCAGCGGCATCAAAAACAGCAGCAGCAAACTCAGCGACCGCAGCTAAAGCGTCACAGGATGCAGCAAAAGCCAGTGAAACATCAGCCAGCAACAGCAAAACGGCGGCGGCTACCAGTGAAACCAATGCGGCAAAATCAGCAGCCGATGCGCTAAACTATCGCAACCAGGCACAGGGCATTGTTGGCAACAATATCGGGCTTGGCGAAACCCGGCGCGATTGGCCTGACTGTAACGATCCGACAGGATATATAGGTTTTTGCCGTGCTGAAGCGTCAACAGCAAAAAACTTTCCGTCTATTGCATCTGGTGAACTTTACCTTGTTGGTTGGCTGTCGCGCGGTGACAGTGCAACTATTAACGGCTGTTTCGTTGGTAGTGTTACCCGTTCACTGTATACCTACAGCTATAAAAACGTAGACAAATCAGTTGCGTGGACGCGTCACGCAAGAAAAGACGAAGTATCAAGGCTTTATAACCACACCGATGAAACGCAGCTTTACGCTGGCGAATCAGCTAATTATCTATTCATAAGTAACGCAGAATGGGGAGCCAGTACTAAATCAGGTCCGCTTCCTTTAGGATTAAATTATGGTGGTACTGGTGGCGGTAACGCAGGACAAGCTCGCACTAACCTTGAGGCTATGTATGAGAAAAAATCAGATCTAGGTTCCACAGATATTAATACGCTTGCTGGCGAGTATTCCGGTTTTTATTACCAGGGGTTAAACGCAAATGCCACGACTGCGCGCGGTTATCCTGTATCAAGTGCGGGAGCATTGCTTGTTATCAGAAATAATGCGAACGGTAGCGCAGGATGCACGCAGCTTTATTTCCCCTACAATGCCACGACTGGTACATTTTATATGCGCCAGCACGTCATTCGGTCTTCCTCTTCTGGTTGGGGGTGGACCGCATGGAAGAAATTTCAGTCTCTTGATTTTACTGATAGCCCGCAATTTACAAACCTTAACCTTGTTAGATCGTCAGATGTCGCAGCCGCGGAAGGCGGTGTTTTACAAAGCATCCTTAAGGATACATCAGGAGCACAAAGAGCCAGAGCGCGCTTTTACACCGAGTTTAGGGGTGATGGTAAGGCGTGGGCAACAACTCACCTACAATGTAATAATACAAACGTATATGCAGGATTGAACCACGACGGCGATTTTGCTTTAAGTCAGGGGTCTTTTATCGGCAAAACTGCAAAATTATCGTCCAACGTAAGCATGCCACTAACTTTGACGAGCATGCACCCAACAATAAAATTTGATGAGACTGACAGACCTGAAGGTGCGCCGGACTACGCTTTCATCTGTGATGGTGGGAACTGGCGTATAGAAAAAAATCATTGGAATACGCCAATTGGTGGTAGCTGCATTAGCTACAACTATGCAAAAGATGAAATAGAAGTCCCTCGCCTTAAGGTCACCGCAATGGCAAAGCCAGCAAACATTGAACAAACTAAAACCAATATGCAAATCCCGTTTGCAGGTATTGCGCATTGGGTTGATTACGATGCCCCTACTGGTGCGGAAGCTGATAAATATTACCCTGTAATTGTCAAACATCCATCGCACTCTAACGGTGATTTCCTTTGCGAAATCGCAATGAGAACAAACTCAATTGAGGGTTCTAAGGAACCAAACTGCAACGCGCTTCATGTGTGGGTGCGTTCTGCTGGCTGGTCAGATATGGGGATGGCTGCGTTTGGTCATTATTTCTGCTACGCAAAAGAAAAAAACGCGATACTTTGCGTGCGCGGAACCAGTAAGGGTGACTACGAATACAACGCGATCTATGTTCGCGGTGACGCTTTCCCTATTCGTCTTGCCGCCACTGTTGGTTCTACTGTGACAATCCCTGCCGCTGACTGGAGTCGTAATACTGAACCCAATAGCCCAACCTATAAATGGGGTATCACTGATTCATCGGATGGGGTCAGTATGGATACTTACGGCATTAATGGCAACCTGCTTGATTTCACAGGTAGTTTATCAGGGTTCTATTGCAGTGATGCATTTCGCAATAAGTATGGTGATTCATACTTGGTTATACAAGCAAACGGAATTATACAGCCACCTAACGGATTAGGAGTGTATTCAGACCAGGACTGGAACGCACAACAATCAGACGGAGTAAACAAATTTAAATCTATTGCCGGGAATCTTAACGCACCTGAAAGCGGCCTAACTTATGGCGGTTTTCATGTTGGATTTAGCGGCACATACGCCACCCAATTCGCAGGGCGCAACTCAAAATTCTACGCCAGAAGTTTTGAGGCCGGAGTAGATGAAGGCTGGTGTCAGCTTGCAACGCTTAACAAAGCAAACACATGGACAGCCACGAACAAGTTTTACGGTCATTACATCGTTGATAGCTCATACACACGTTTTATAAGGCATATACCTTATGCGTCAACAACAGCAAACGCACATATAGTGACGTGGGGGGATTCTTCGGTTCCATTGAATTATGAAGTTAAAGTTGTTGACACAAGCGACAAGGAGACAGCATTAAAAACGCTATTTATGGCTAAATACTTCTCCGATGGTTCTGCTTCGCTTGCTGTTGAGGGTGCTATCACATGCACAACAGTTAACCAATCATCAGACCGCGACCTTAAAGACAACATTCAGGTTATAGGTGACGCTACCGAAGCAATCCGTAAAATGAACGGATACACTTATACCCTTAAAGAGAACGGCCTGCCTTACGCTGGTGTTATCGCTCAGGAGGTCATGGAGGCGCTTCCGGAAGCTGTGGGATCGTTTACTCATTACGGTGAAGCGTTACAAGGCCCGACCGTTGACGGCAACGAGCTACGCGAAGAAACTCGTTATCTCAATGTTGACTACGCCGCAGTGACTGGTTTACTTGTCCAGGTGGCACGCGAAACAGATAACCGCGTCACCGAACTGGAAGAGGAAAACGCAAGCCTACGCGCCAACATTGCCGTTATGGATGAGCGGATAGCAAAACTTGAAGCGCTTGTCAGTAAGTTGACCGGAAGCGAAAAATAAGAGGTGATGTGCGAAGAACATCGCCGCGCGAAACGAGGCTAACGCCTCGTTTCTTTTTGTGTACCAAATAGTGACCAAAAATCATGCTTACAGATACCAAATTACGAAACATTCACGGCAAGCCATACGACGGCCCGGAAGAAGTGCCGGACGCTGGCGGATTGTCTGCCAGGATAAGCCCACGCGGCGTTATATCTTTCCAGTATCGCTACCGATTCAACGGCAAGCCTCGACGGATGAAGATTGGCACATACGGAGAAATAACGCTCAAAGAAGCGCGGGCGGCGGTGGCGGAGCACAGGGAGGTGCTAAACTCAGGACGAGATCCATCGGTAGCAAAAAGAATGCACCTTTCCCGCGTTACGACACGGGCAACGGTTGAGGATATTGTAAGGGAGTACATGGAATCGCCGCAGGCAAGGAACATGGTCAATTATAAGCAGGTTGAGGCCATGTTAGGTAAGCACGTCATAAAACCATACGGTAGCTATATAGTCGATGATATGGACGCTATGATGTGGGAGGGGGTTTTTAGAAAGGTAGCTAATGGCGGCGCACCAGTTCAGGCAGGTATAGTTCTCAACAGAATGAAGGCCGTAATAAAATACGCCATTCGCCGCCGCGTGGATCGTGACGACATATCATTACTGTGCGTTAAAGACGTAGGCAAAAAACCAGCGCAAGGCAAGCGCGTTTTGTCAATACAGGAGATCCACTATCTAATTAGCCTCATAGACAGTTCCAAAATGGCGCGGCTGAACCAGATATTGATGAAGCTGATTATATTTACCGGGTGCAGGACAAGCGAACTGACAAACGCAAGGCGAGAGCATTTCGATCTTGATAGATGCGTGTGGACGGTTCCGGGTGCATTAAGTAAGAACAGGAATGAGTTTAAACGCGGATTATCCGACGTTAGCGTGGCTTTATTGCGTGAGGCTATGGATCTGCATAGCTTTGATTTTGTTTTCGTTCCTGTGCTTTCTGGAAGGGATGAAGCGGTGGATAGAAGTGTGCCGAAAACAGCAGCGAGGGATTTAATGATGAGGATGGGCGGCGAGCCGTGGTCGTGTCACGATCTACGCCGCACCGTGAAGACAAACCTTTCAGCGCTTGGCGTTGCGCCGCACGTCGCTGAAAAGGTTTTGGGGCATAAGCTGGCTGGGATGTTTGCTATATACGACCAGTATGACTATGCGAGGGAACAAATAGAGGCAATGAATAAGCTGGCTGATTATTACATGAAGCCCATTGATTTACAAAATGAAATGACATCCTGATAACGGTAAAGAGATCCGCCGCGCTTTAACGCTGGCATCCCCTTAACAGGTTCAGGGAAAGGAGTTCCAGCATCTTTCCATTTCTTAACGAGCTTAAAAAAGGCGGACTTACTAAGCCCGCCCAACATTTTTTTTGCACTTGCTCACGATTAATAAGGATTGTCCTGACCTTATCCATTATCTTTTCCCCGTGTATTCAATGTGTCCGATACATCCATCAATAATAGCTTGCGCCATATTGCGATAATCGCACGAAAAATCATTGTCGCGGCTAAAGTCGATCTCGCTTGCAGCGTCTTCACCCATTACCTTAGTAGCCAGCGCGAACGCTATTTCAGCGAGCGCCTTTTCTTTCGGGTCAACGTGAATGCGGTAAGAGTATTGTTTCCATGGTATTGCTGTTTCCACATCTGATACTAATCTACTGTGAGCGATAGCCCAATTATCGCCGATATACTTAAATTTAACGACATCGAGAACCGTTCTGCTCGTAAGACCTACGCAATCAAGCCACACGCCAACCAGAGGTTTTTCTCCCGCCAACCATTCCGTTTTTTCTGGTTGAGTATCGCAATCATGGCGCTCATCTTCGATTAATTCATCAGTAATTTCGCTTTCTTTGTTCATACCGTCATCATCCTTTTCAGAGTAGCGCACAAAACTCCACGTATTAGCCATCAGCGTATAACTCTCGCCGCCAATCTTAGATCCTGCGTAATACTCAGTACCAAAATCGTAATAGCTTAAAAACGTTGTTACTTCAAAACTTGGAATATCAGTGTCGAAACGATGAAATATTCTTCCTATTGCGCGAGGTGTTTTAATTGCCATGTTACGCCACCGTTACATTGTCAACTTTGATAAAGTATTCAGGATGGTTTTCTATTTCGTGTTGAAAGTGCGCGTGACACAATCGCCACTCACGCGCCTGGTTGTGAAAATAGTAAACGTATTCGCCATCAATCTTATATAAAATGCCTGTAGGTTTAGCCATGTAATAACGAACCATTATTTCCCCCAGCGTTTTATAAATTCCTCGTTTAACTTCGTATCGCCAGACCACTGAACACCATGTTCCGCGCCGAACGAGTAGATCAGTTCGATTAATTCGCTAAATTCAGCCTTACTCATCCGGCTGGTTGACGTACCCAGCACAACAAAACCTGATTTATCCAGGTTAGGGACAACGCCATATTTCTTAAGCCCGGCAGTAAATACCGCTTTCCAATCTTCCGGCGACAGCTTTTTTCCGTACCAATTAACCTGATCGCTAACGTCTGTTAATAGCGCCCACAAGAGGCTGTTTTGACTAAGCGAGCGGGTTTTCTCCTTGATGGTAATTACCAGCGGGCTTTTGCTATCAGGCTGTATTTCCTTTATCTGCCTGATAGCGTTTTCTTTCACGGCGTCGTTTACTATTTCAAATCTGATTTGCCTCATGATACACCGTTACTATTTTTCCACTGTGCCGCGCATACATGATCGCCCGCAAAGAAATTAGGCGCGAGCTTGTCATAAAAGCGCTTTTTAAGTACCTCATATCAACAACAACAGGCTTATCAGGATCGTCGCTGCGCATGTATTCCGCAATCGTGCTAAAGTCTTCAATAGTTAAATCCAATTCCCTGTTCATGATCGCCCCACCTTTACACAATCCGCATTGTGTTTCGTAACTCACCGCGCAACGCCTGCAAAGCGTAACGAATAGGCACAAACGCACGGTTAAATTTTACATGCTTATACTTGCGCATTAGTGGCGGCGTATAAACCATCGTGCCGCAAGGATCGCATGTGAATTTAAAGTGAGATTCGTCAATAAACGTTTCAACTGAATAAAAAATTACCCGTCTCATAATTCCAACCCCGTTTCGCCGTTAAGTTTTTCAATCTCAAACACTGGTTTATCCGGTAGCAGGCCGTTATTTTTCCGGTATTCGTTCAGGCGGCTGTCAAAGTCAAACACCAAATCATTGGCGTGACCGAAGCGCCCAGGTTTAAACAGTGAGTAAAAATTGACCCCGTGTCGGTTAGGGTCAACGCAAAGCGTTTCATCAATAACCATTAAACGCAGAGTACGAGATAGATAATTCCACGGAATACCTGTTTCCGCGCTAATGTCGCGCATACGCTTTTTAACGCTGTAGTCACCAAATAACGCAGCGACGCGCTCACGACGTTCAGCATATAACTGTTTAATACGATAACCCAGCAGACGGCGGCGGCGTCCAAAGCATGTATACACGCGTTCGACGATACCGTTTTTTATTAAGTGTTTAATTGTCTCAGGCATGATTCCATCCTTATCATCCCCAGCCAATAAACCTGTTTTCTGGCGTAATTGGTGCATTGTTGTGATGCCATCAAGTTCAAGGATATTGATAATTTTTGTTTCAATTTCAGTGTTCATTTTTGGCCTCATTTAAAACGCGATAACAGCCACCAGAAAGCGGCAAACTTTCCGGTAAGCCGTTTGCTAAGATTGATTAAAAAGATGTGTTATTCTGATTGTTTCGTTGGTTAAAACGGCTTGTGCGATGATTCATTGACTGAATACACGCGGCGGCTGCGCGAGCCTGGTCGCATGGCAAGATATTACCGTTGTCATCAAACCGCTGGTAAACAGTTCCAGACTTACCATGACGGTTTTTTGACACAATGATTTCCATATATTCGCGGGCAACAGACTGTTCGTCGTAATACCCATCGCGGTAAACCATGATGATCCTGTCGGCATCTTGCTCAAGGTTGCCAGAATCACGAAGATCAGAATTGTTAGGGCGCTTGTTCGGTCGTTCCTCAACGCGGCGTGACAGTTGCGCCAGCGCCAACACTGGTACACGCAATTCTTTCGCCATCATCTTTAACGACCACGATAATTGCCCCACGGCGAGATCGTGACGTTCTGCCTTAGCAAGCTGCATTAAACCGATATAATCAATCATTACCATACCCAAGTTCGGGTGATCTTGCTTCATGCGTTCCGTTGTTGCGCGTATTTCCTCAACCGTTAACTGCGATGCGTCAACGATCCACACCTCAAGGTTAGCAAGTGCACTCATCCCCTGGCCTACATGCGCCCAACCCTCATCATCAAGTTTTACCGGATTGCGTAGGCAGTCCGTTGATAAATTACCAGCGCCTGCAATAGCACGCTCAGTCATTTGATCTAGCGACATTTCAAGCGTGAAGAACAAAACGCCAACACGCTGATCTTTACTGCCAGGGTAAGGGCGTTCAGCGGCTGCGCGGGCAATTGTCAGCGCTAACGCAGATTTACCAGACCCAGGGCGTCCGGCGAGAAGCACCAAATCAGTAGCGTTAATGCCGCCCAGCATTTCGTCGAGTGGTTCGATACCTGTTTTGATGTTGTCAGAATTGACACCGCATTCCATGCGCTTGCTTAAAACGTCCGTGTATTCCTGTACCGCATCGCGCAACAGAACCGGAATGATCTTATCTTTCGTTACCTTTAATTTTGAATACCGGGAATCAAAATCTTTCATCGTCTCTTTAACGACCTCAAGCGTACCCGTCTCCAGCTTGTAGCGTATATCGTCGATAAGTTCCAACATCTGCCGCCGCTGGTGCTCTTCACGTAGTAACTGTGCGTATCCCTTCAGGTTGGCAGCAGACGGGCACGAACGCGCCGTTTGCATTAGCGGTACGAAATTTTCATTACCAATCTCATCACCGACCAGCAACGCATCGATAAGATTCCTGTTTCTGGCTTGTGCCCGGATAACTTCAAACGCACGTTTATATAGCGGGATCGTGAACACTTCAGGTTCAAGCGTGGCGAGAACATCTTGCGCGTTAGGAGTAAGGCCGCCCAACAGCAGCCCGCCGATAACTGACGCCTCACGTTCCTGCCGTAGCGAGTTTATTTGCTCAGTTACCATTATGTTATTGCCTCCGGTTTACAAAATGGAAAATTCAGGGTAATAAACAAAGCGCCCGATCTCCCCATGATCCGGGCTGTAAATAATAACCGCTGCCATACGCCGCGAACGCCAGCCGCCATTAGTTGAATAAGCGTCTTTGCCCGCTAGTGTGCCGTGGTGCTCAACAATTCCGAGTGACGTTTCGACTAGTGATTGATGGTGCAGATGTCCCGTGTGAGCATAAACAGCAACCGACTTCCCGAAATCTTTGCGCCAGTCAGCTACGCAAGCAGCCAATAAATTTTCCGGTTTTTTGATAGTGTGCCCGTGGTGGTAAGCAAGGAATGTTTTCCCGTACTGCGTGTGGTGGACGATAGCAGGTGACACATCAACCGTCACGCGCGGTTCATCTTCGTAAAAAGCCGCCAGCGCCGCACGTAGCCAGATCATACCCGACTGGTCGTGATTGCCTGATAAAACCTGAATTTCCACGTCTTTATGATTTAGCAACATCTTCCCGACCGCCCGCCGGACAGACCGGATCGCCACATAAACAAGTTTTGCGTAGCGACTATCCTGGTCAAGAACGTGCCCGCTTGTCGGCGTCACCGGGATCATGCCATCAGAATGGAGCAGGTCGCCACCGAGAAGCAGAACCGCTTTTTCACTCATAGGGGCCGCGCCAACAGCGTAGTCAAAGAAGTCATTCAACACACGTTCAGCGATCCCAGTGTCGTAGCTCTCGCCGCATTCAGCTTTGTGGGCAAGCGCCCCGATATGCAGGTCAAATACCGGATAAAGGGCCAGGCTTTTTTGAAAATCAATTTCCGGCACTGGCACAGTCTCCGCGCGTGGTATTTCATCCGTGAAAGCGTCGCGGGCCGCTTCCATTAGCTGTTCCATTTCTTCGCGGTCACGGGCTGTTTTAATCCAGCGCATGATCACATTGCCGTTTTTATCGACTAGCAATGACTCACCATTAACCCCAAAACCAGGAGCACGGCGCGTTGATATTAAACCGCGTTTTGCCAGTTTTGCGCCCAAGCGTTCGACATTGCGTTTAGACATGCCGTACTTTTCAGCGATCTGTTTGTACGTTAAACCGTTGTTGTATTCAGCGATCAACTGTTCATCGCTGATTTTTCTTTGCGACATAATGTTAATTCCTCCAGTTAACAAATGTATACCTACTTACAAGCAAAAAGTTCAGATACCCAAATCTGGCCCTTAGCAGTAAATAGTGATTGAACGTAACCATCAGCCGAACATTTTACCACTCCATAGCCTTCATCTACGAACCACTGTTTGAACATACGCCCGCCGCGCTTAATTCGAGTATCGTACACGTCAACCTGTTCAAGTTTTTTGTTGAGTTGCGTAGCAGTCATACCCAAAGGCTTGGCAACCTGTGTAGCATTGCGATGCTGTTTATTTTTTACAATCGCATCACAGACAGCCGCTTTTGGCGCTAATTCCTTGTTTTCCAGCGCCAGACGATCAACTTCTTTCTGTGCTAATCGTTTTTGCTCCACCTCATCCGCCCATGCCCGCGCCGCCGCCACTGGGTCAGTGAAATCCGGCAAAGCTGGCTGGCGTACCTGTTTTTCAAGTTCCTGCCAGCGATCAACAAGCCGCGCCGTAAATTCAGGGCAAAGCTGTGCGACCACAATGATACTATCTCGCTTGCCTTGCTCACCTTCAAAAACGTAAGCGTCTACGCCACGAAGCAATCCTAAGTTATTGATTTTTTCGAAAACCTCAATTTGAGGGAGTCGGATAACGCCATTATTAGCCAGCGTCTCGATAGTGCGTTTTACGTTATCATGACGCTTACAAACCAACTCCGAAATTTCAATACTATTCATCTTAACAGCATTAAAAACCATTAATTCAGACATTGTAATTTCTCCGTAAAACGCGCTACAACGCAAAAATCCCACCGCGTAACCCGATTGCACAGGTTGCAGTGTCTTATTGCGTCAGAGGCGCTTTCAGGTGGCTAATTTTTGATTTACAGACTGGTATGAAGGTTATGGATTGACAAGAAGGAACAAACCGCCGAACAAAACCACGTTAACAGCGATTGCGACAGCGATGGCAAAAGCCTGGGTGAAAACGTGTTTACCGTCAATTTTCAAATCCTCTCTGAAACGCTCGCTAACGAGCTAAACCGCTAAAGGTATGCAAGTGTAGCACCCAATGCAATTTAGCTCGCTGGTGGGCTTGTTTTGTGGCTAATTTTTGATTTTTGCGGATCGTTGTTGGTCAAAGAGCGCCTGCGCGTGTATCGCGTAGCGTTTTTGGTTTAAGCAGGAAATCAAGTGTCGCAGTAAAGCTATCGCCGAAGTAAAAATCTGAAGCCGTGTTTTTGAATGCTTCGAAGTAGGCGACAAAGCCGTTGATGCTTTTGTCTTTCAGGTAGTCAGTGAACGCATAAATCTTGCGTTCAAGATCCCGATCCAGTTCGGCATGTGGCAACAGGCCATCAAACGTGCTGTTAAATTCTTCCACCACGTCGGCAGCGTTTACAGTAGCTGACAGCTTGCGCCATTTCTCAGCGTCAGCCAGATACCCATCAAATTTAGTTACCCGGCAAATGTTTATAGGCTTAGGTGTTCCACCACGGCTACGCCATTGTGTTAAAGCCCACTCAATCACTAACGTGATCTCATCCTCCGTGTACGCTTTACGTGTTTTTGTTTCTGTCAGTAGTTCCATGAATGGCTTAGCATCACGACATTTGCATCCTGCCTTGTCGTTGTAGAAGTCAAGGCAACGCAATGCCGCTTCGTTTGCGCCATCCTGATTGACCATTTTTTGTTCATTTTCGACAATACACGAAGTGTATTTATCTTTTTCTATTTCTTTTTCTTCTTCTAATTCTAATTCATGACCCTTTCCTGACCCGGTCATGACCCTATCATGACCTTTTTGTGTTGGATTGATTAGCTTTTCTAATCTTAATTGCTCCTTCGCTGTGTTTATGGCTGCCCTATACGCGCTTTTAGAAGTCATTGATTGGTCAAGCCTTTTTAATAACTTTAAACAAGTTATGTGGCCCTGAGAACATTCAAACAAACCAATTTCGATGAAGTATTTCATCATTTCTTCTATACGTTTTTCAGTAGATCCGACGTTTCTCGCAATGATTCTCGCGTCATGTCGTAGGTCGAATGTTAGATTATGCTGATCCACGTCATAAGTTATCAGTTCGATGCAATACCAATAAAGCCCGTAACCTTCCAGGCCATAATCTAACAAAACGTTTTGAAGTTTTTCATCGCGGTTAGCGTCGCTATCGTGCTTGAACCACTTCATAGATCATTCCTCCGGCAATGCAATATCATAAATTTCGCCGTATTCGTCAGCGCGTTTAATGAATCCTTTGCGGATTAATGAGTTTAATGCGTCAACAGTAGTATGCAGTGGCAGTTCGCAGACTTTTGCGATCTCTTCGCGTGAAGCATGTGCGCGGCCCTTGTTGTCTGCCTTTTCTGCAAACGCCATTAAGACAAGTTTTTGAATCGGGCTGTTAAGTTTTACGTTCCATGCTTTGCTAATTATGTTTATGCTCATCGTGTTTTCTCCTGTGGTTAGAGTGAACGCGCGGGCGGGTATCCCATTAGCATTAGATAGCAGTGACTGACCGCTCAACAGATCCCGCCGTTGCGTGATATTTGTTTTTCGCTTCGCAGCGACACCGGGTTTTTAAAGAGCTTAAGGCGTCGGCCTTTTGTGCTTTCCCTTACCTTTTTTCTTGCATCATTGCAAGTATGGCTTTACCTTGTCAGCAAGTTTACAGAATGTTGTTAACGGGTCAAGGATTTAAAAATACATTTTGTGACTTGCATCAAAAATTTTTAGGTTATAGGGTAGCGATATGAAAACAAAATGGTATGACTTAGCAAAACAACTCATGCGGGCGCAGGGCATGAGCCAGGATTCATTGGCTGATCTTATGGGGATAACAAAAGGTGGCCTTTCTCACTGGTTGAACGGTCGCCGTGAGCCGAATCTTGAAGATATTGCGCGCATCATGCGGGCGCTTGGGCGTCGGCAATTTACTGTTACTCATGACGAAATGGTTATTGATGATTCTGTTTCTAACACGTTGCCGGGAGCGCCGCCGCGTGATTTAGGTAGCTACCCGGTTGTTGACTGGAAGGACGCAGCAAACAATATGGAAGACACACGCCGATCAACATTACCACACGTTACTACTAGCGTTATTTGTTCAGATGATAGCTACTGGCTGGTTGCTAAAGGTGAATCAATGAACGCGCCGCAAGGGTTAAGCATCCCAGCGGGCACTATGATACTTGTTGACCCGCACGCGCCAGCTATTGACGGAAAACTTGTTATAGCCCAACTGGAGGAAGGGCAGACACCGACGTTTAAACAGTTGATTATTGATGGAGGCCGAAAACTTTTGCGTTCACTTAATCCGTTGTACCCGCCTATCCCTATGAATCCAGAATCAAAAATCATTGGCGTGGTTGTTGATGCGAAGATCGTAAACCTGCCATAAACATTAGCCGCCTGGTGGCGGCTTTTCTTTGCCATAAAAACGCCAAAACGTAAACAGAAAACCATGTTTATTGTTTAAATATCAATGGCTTATAAATTTTATAAAAAAGTATACAAAATGTGTTGACTGGTGTTTTTACGTGGCGTATATTGCGAGCAAAAGGAGGAAGCAAGATAGGGAAAAGAGATTTACTTGCTCTTTAACAATCTGGTCAGCCGCTGGAAGTGCGGCAATTAACGAAGATGATTTTTTATTAAGTATCATCAATGATATAAGGAGATCAGAACATGACAGTTACAATCATGTATGGCAAATGTGACAGTAAACTGAATGCCAGGGAACGCAGAAGAATAAAAAGAGAAAACGAAAGAAAATCATCGCCTGCAATTAATAAAACAGACAATGTGGATAAAGCTATTCGCTTTGCAAACAAGGAAAGATGCAAACCAAATAGCATTAAAGAACGTCGCAAAGGAGCAACAAAATGGTATACGGAAAATGAAAGCGGCAACTACTACCACGCAACGCAACCACGCCAGTTAGGGGAAAAACCCCTGGATAAAGTCCGTTACCATTAATACAAAATGTAAACAGCAGGAGGTGACAATATGGTTATTCAGGCGCTTCAATTCAAACTGGCTGTAGCGGAAATGCTTCATGATGCCGAAATGTGGAGCGCCGCGAATAAAGCCTTGTATGTAGTGCTAACAGCGAAGGAGATCAAAGAGTGAAAACAGAGTTACACAACAAATTGTGGACGATTCAACAAACGTTGAACGCGCCGAAAAATCAGCGTAATAATTTTGGTGGGTACAATTACAGGTCGGCGGAGGATATTCTGGAGGCGGTTAAGCCACTGCTTCAAAATATAACGCTGACTGTTAGCGATGAAATCGTCCTGATCGGCAATCGCTATTATGTAAAAGCAACAGCAACGCTAAGCGACGGTGAGGATGAAATTGCTGTAACGGCTTACGCCAGGGAAGAAGAAAGCAAGAAGGGCATGGACGCGAGCCAGCTAACTGGCGCGACATCAAGTTACGCGCGTAAATACGCGTTGAACGGGTTGTTCTGTATTGACGATGCGCGTGATCCTGATACTGACGCATACGCTAAGCAGACAGGCCAGCAGCCTCGCCAACAGAAAAACCCACCAAAACAACAGCCACAACAGCAGAAAGCGCCGCCAAATCCTGATGAAGTGTTAGCGCGTTTCTGTGATGCGGCAGCGAAAGCGCCGGATGCTAACAAGTTGCGCGAGATATTCGGGAAGTGCTGGAAGCTACTTCCTAAAGATTCAGAGCAGCAACAGAAAGCCAAAGACGTTTATGATATTCGCTTAAAAGAGCTTAACGGGGAGATCGGTTAATGAGCTTAAATTCAATCACGCTTGGCGGTAACATCGGAAATGATATGGAAATTAATTACACGCAAAACGGTAAAGCGATTGGCAGATTCCCGTTAGCTGTGACGAATGGCTACGGTGATAATAAACGGACTATGTGGATCACTTGCCTGGTATTTGGCGAGCGTGCGGAAAAATTAGCGCCACATATTCGTAAGGGTGGAAAAATCGTGGTAAGCGGTCGCCTGGATGTTCGGCAATATGACCGGAACGACGGCACGAAGGGGACTGCTGTAGAAGTGGCGGTCAACGAGTTCGAATTTATGAACGTTAACCAACAGGGCCAGCAGCAAGGCCAACAGCAGAAAGCGCCACCTCAGCAGCGGAATAATAACGGGAATAATCAGCCTCCGATGGACTTCGACGATGATATTCCTTTCTGATTAAATAGGTTAGCGATGGTTGATTATTTAAAAACGCCACCGCCACCGCGAACAAAAGAGCAAGTTTTAAAAGAAGCCCGTGATCATATCGATCATGGGCTTTTTTTATGCGGAACGGCAGCGGAACGGATGGCAAAAAGATTTAGTGACCTGTACGCAAAACAAATATGGTTCGACAACTGGCAGGCAAGTTTTTATCCACTGCAAAGAAAACCGGATATGCATTGGCCTGAATATGTCGATCCACGTATGCGCAAATATCGCGGGCGTATGGGCCAGGTCATTAACGATTAATGAGGTATTAAATCATGATCGAAGAAAAAGAAGTTGATAAGGAAATGCCTGACACAGTAGATGACTACGTTACTTTTGATGGTGGGCTGTATGAGTTCGATACGTCGGCTGGGTGGCATGATAAATGGCCTCTGCTTACTCGCAAGGAATTGAATGACCGTAAATCATTCGGCGAAGATGCAGAACGCCTTGCTAATAACAAGTGGCTTGATAAGTTCATTGCGGAGGGTGACAAATGAATTTTGCAAAAATTGCCGCACTGATTGCGGCCTTGTCTATCGCTGTGGTGTATCTCAGCGTATCTCTTTATATCGCGGTAGCGATCATTAAACTTATTACTAACATGTGAGGCCAATCATGAAAGTCGGTAAGGATATTGTGACTGTCGCGTTTTGTATTATTTGTTTCCTGTTTGTGGTTGTGTTTTGTGGTGCATTTGCCGCGCTGGTTAGCCTTATTTTCAGGGGATTACTGTGATGAAAACATGGGATGCAAAGGCTGGTGATCTTGTCGTGTTGCCTGAATATCGTGATGACCCTGGCCTGGTTGTACTGAATAAGATGTATAACGATCTAGAGCGCCCGCTAGTGGTTAAATACTTGGACGGAACAATCATAGAGCCGAGCTACTTTGATGATATTGAACTGAAGGCCCGCAATGTTCGCGTTAAGCCGTTCCGGGCTTATGTTGAAGACCACTGGCGGAAATTGTTCGCTGGACTGAATGGGATGTACGGCGTATGGCTATAAAATTGGTGAAGGTAAAACACCTGAAAGGCGGCGAAAAATTAATGTCATGGTGGGGATATGAATTTATCGCCACTGCCTTTCATTTCGGCCCAGGCGGGCAAGTAACAATATTCGATGAGGAATACGACGAGGTTGGGCAGTGGCATCTTGAACAATATATCGAGGTGTTAGATGAAAATTAAATTCCATAAAGCGTATGATAGCCAGACTAACAAGCTATCGCTATTTATTGAGTTCGAGCGCCGGATCGTGGTTGTTCCTTATGCGCGTCGCTTTAATGATGCGGCAGGTCGGCGGCAATTCGCATTAGACATGATGTTGCGTGGCTGCGGCCTTATGCGCCCGCTATCTGATTTAAACCGGATGATGCCTGGATCGTTCGGTCAGATTGATGAAATTGAAGTAAGCCAGGAAGAGCTAAACCGGGCGCGTGATTTGTTCCTTTCAAGCGAAGGAAACCCGTTCAATCCAGAAACTGAAATGAGATGGCATCATCCATTATAAAAGGATAAATATCATGAAAGACATCAAAACAGCTTATTCACTCGGCAGCGATGGCATGTTAATCACTCGTTACACTGAGGACGCAAGTTTTCATGAAGTGGAAACAAAGGACTATCATGAAGTGCTGAAAGATATGGAAGCTGGCGCGTATGACGCTGATTTAAATCTGGCGTTACAGATTGTTGATATTATGATGGACGCGTCGATCCGCGACTATGTGGTTTTAGACGCTGAAGAAAAAACTGCCATAGCTCGTTATGTATTCTGCCTCACTTTCGTGAAACGCATGGAAGAGGAATACGATCGCGTGCCAGTGCCGGAAGAGCTTGATCCGCTGGCGTTCGGAAGCGCTGTTATCTTCCCGTTAGACGAAAACCATATGGCTAGTGTTGCTCTGTATTCTATGCGCGGCGTAATGAAGAAGATATTTGAGGCCAAAGCGCTACAGAAGTGCATTGATGAAGGGCACAACGAAGAAGATGTAAGAGCGATCATGCCGCTGTTTTATGGCGAAATGGTTGGGAGCAACATGCGTGCGAATGATTTAGGTGTGCAGGCGGCAATAAGCGTGCTTAATGAAGCGCGTAAAATGGCACAGCCAATGCCTGAACCTGAAAAGCGCGTACTCCATTAATATTGTGATTGCGATCACATAGCTATACGTTTTGTGTTGTGGTCGCGAATCCGTTTTGTAAACTGAAGTCGAAAGGTTTACAGCACGGAGGGAAACAAGATGGCACGCGAATTGATGCTTTATTGTGCTGAGGTGGCGTAGGACATGACGCCTACGTCGCCGGGAAAAGCTATCCAGCAGATGAAGTGCTTTCTAATATGCACTTCCGGGAAAATGAACACCAGGTGTCTGTGTGGAAGCGGTGCGCTGATGGAATTGAGATAGTAAGCCTTGAAAGATATTTGGGAAAATTCGACTACGCATTATTCGAGGCTTAACTATGGACGATTCATTGCTATTCATGTGTATTTGCTGGGGTTTTATTGCCTTATGCCTGTTTATCAGGTGGTTTATTGAATATCACATGAGGTGAAACATGGAACAGAAAACTGATTATAGAATACCTGACAACCTGAAGTTAGTTAGCATGGGTTTTGGTTGTCGTTTCGTATCTGACGAGAACGGTGCAATTTACATGGTTCGCATCATTGATGGCGTCCAGCACATAAGAAGGTTGGGGCTTTACATCAAAGCATTTAGAAGAGGTTATTTAAAAACTCATGAAATTTAAATATTACAGGGAATGGAAAATTCCAGAAGCAGCAACAAAGGCAGCGCCCGGAAAATTTTCGGGCGTTTATTTTTATATGGATGGTAAATGGTATTTCGGCAGCAGGCCGGATCACTATTACCATGAGTTATGTAAACCTCATGCGTGGGATATTAAGGAACGCGTGCAAGGCGGTGTAATAGACGAGGTTTAAAATGGTAAAGGGCTTTTTAAACTGGCTTGGGGCGTGGCTTTTGGCTACGCTTTTTGTTTTTCTGGCGGCACTGACTGTTATCGGCGCCATCGTTCTTGCGGCCATGTTTGTTACGTGGTCGCTGCCTGAATTTAACGACATTGGGAATATTCTTTTTGCTGCCCGCGCTTTATTGGCTGTTAGCGCATTCATTGGTTTTTGCTGGACTGTAGCGCCTGATTGGGCTGACGAATGGTGATCCTATGGCTTTGTTCAATATGTCAGAGCCGCAATTCAACGCCGTAAAAACTGCCGCGCGGGCGGCGCTTTCTGCCTGCAAAGCAGAGGTAGAAAGGAGCGGCTACAGCGATAAAGCTACGCGGCTGATATTAGAAAAGCATTATCGCAAGGTCGCCCCGCTGATCAGCATTGAGCGTTTTGTGTGGTTGGTGGGGTATCTCAATAACCGATGGGGAACTGACCAGGATTATTTTTAGTGGTGGGGGATAGCAATGAAAAATGATTTTGGAGGCAGCAATACGCCAAAAGAGATTAAAGACCTGTGGCAGACGCCGAAACCAGTTTTCAGGGGAATGGATTGTGAGTTCGAATTCGTCGCTGATGTTGCGGCAAATAAGGAAAATGCGCTAGTTCCGCGATATATAACCGAAGAAATGGACACGCTCACTTATCCGTGGGGAACGGTGGCAATGCCTGGTGATTATGTGTGGATGAATCCGCCATACTCAAATCCAGGTCCATTTGTTGATAAAGCGGCGCTAGAACATCAACGGAATCACATCGGTTGCGTGATGCTGTTGCCCGCTGACATTTCTGTTAGCTGGTTCATGAACGGCGTTGAGACTGCAAACGAGTGCCGATTGGTCACACGCGGGCGTCTGGCGTTTATCAATGCTGCGACGGGTAAGCCAGTAAGCGGAAACAACAAAGGCAGCTTGTTTTTGATCTGGCATCCACGGTGCAAACATGAATGCATTTTTACTCACATAACACGTAAAGAACTATATGCAAGAGGTGCAGATAATGACTAATGCAGCGGATTTACTACGACTTGCAGCGGAAACAATCGAGCAAAGGGGGAAACAAAACGGATACGACAGAAAACAAGAAAAATCAGCGCCAAAAATAGCCACTATATACAACGCTAAGAAGGGCGCAAATTTAACCCCACTTGATGTATGGGATCTGTTGATTTGTCTTAAGGAGGCGCGTTTAGAAGCCATTTTGGCTAATGGTAGCGACCCGACTGATACTTTGGTTGACCTAATCAGCTACAACGCACTAAAAGCTGAACAAATACTGAATGATCGGGATGAAGAGTTAAAGAAAAATCAGTTCACTGCCGCCAATATTAATGACGGAATAATAAAAGATGCAGCAATAACAAGCTGTAAAGGGCTGCCTCCTTCAATGCTTAGTCCTCAATGCGGTTGTATTTCAACTCGGCTTGATTTGGATTTTGGCTATCAGCAAGAAGAGGATTAGCAAAATGGGAAGGGTGACAATTGACAGGTTACTGGCCTGCGTTTATGTCGCCGTTTTCGTGATCATCAACCTTATTGTTAACCATTGCGGCCCGTGGGTAATTCCGATCACTACGGTAGCCGCTGTGTGTGCCAACATGATGATCCGCGACTTTCTGTTGTATGACGGCGGTATTAAATGGTCGGCGACAACATGCGCCGCCGCTGGCGCAATAACGGTAATGATAAATTACGATGCGGGAATGGTGGCGATAGCGTCGTTCGTCGCGGTTGTTTCCGGTGCGCTTATATCTGGCGGTGTTTACCGGGTTTTGCCTGGTGATTTCGACTCGAAACGATGGCCTGCAAACATAGCTTCAGCCATCGGGGATGCGCTGATCTTCCCCACACTGTCGTTTATGGCGTTTATGCCTGAAATATCAGCAATGCAGTTTATCTCAAAGATGGCAGCGGTAACGGTGATCACTATCATCATGCGCCGCTATTTCATGTTTGAGGGCAGAAAATGAGCAAGGCTAAACACTGGTTAAATAACTGGCTAAGAAACTGGGTTGTGTGGTCGCTGTACGACGGCAGCGGCTACGCCGTTAAAGACTGGGCGGAAGCTGGATATAAGTGCTATTGCTTCAACTATGACGGCGCAAATCACGGCGATTATGGCGGCTACCTGCCGGAAGATGACAAACATCCTGCTTTCCCTGAATACATAGCGGCCCGCGACGCATACACGAAGAAAACTTGTATTTGGTGCGGCAACGGATTTAAACAACCGCTGTTCCGGCCTGTGCCAATGCCGGACGAATGGGAAGACAGTAAGCAGCACGCTAAGTTAGGCGGAAAGTCGAAACGCACTAAGATGATCCGCTCACTAACGCCGCGTGGCTTTGCCCGTGCTGTATTCCTGGCTAACGACAGGGCCATCAATCGTAATACGCTCAACCGCGTTTACCGGACTGAAACTTACAAAATGGCGTCATTGTGTGATTTATGTCACATAATGGCGCTTTTCATTTTGTCTGGTCGTATCCATTTTGTATACTGCAATCAAACGAAATGCTCTTTAAAAATCCGGCCCCGCTGAAATGCGGAAACACATCGCCTAACAGAAGGAGATCAAATTATGAACGATGACAGGTATGCGTGGCATGACGACTACGAGCGCGAATGCGTAATGCGGGCAATGTGCAATTTATGTAACCCCGACAAAGGAGATTGTAACGAGTGCAACAAATGCGTAGATCATTGGCTAAGGGCCGGATCCGCCGCAAAGCCGAACGAAATCGAAAATCGAAAATAATTGGGGTGATCTTTATGCAAAATCCAAAAAAACCTATCAGACGCCGTTGCAAATGCTGCGGCGTTTTTTTTGAGCCTAAATATCACAATCAAACGTGGTGCAGTGATGAATGTCTGGAAGAACTGAAGTTTGATCAGCTATGCCGCGACCGTGAAAAGGCTATGAAGGCTATGGAACGGAAGAAACGCCGTGATAGCCAGAGGGAAGAACGCAACCGGAAGCGGAAGCAGTTACACCCGCGAAGTTACTGGATTCACCAGGCGCAAACTGTATTCAACGCATACATACGCGAACGTGATGCAGGACAACCGTGTATATCTTGCGGTACTTACTATTACGAGCAATGCGGAGCCGACGCGGGCCATTATAGATCGGTGGCGGCGGCGGGGCATCTTCGATTCAACGAAGATAACGTGCATTTACAATGCAGACATTGCAACCAGATGTTAGACGGGAATATACCTGCTTATCGCCCTGCACTGATTCGAAAAATCGGCCTGGCAAGGGTGGAGGCGCTGGAGAACAACAACGAAACCCATAAATGGACAATCGAAGAATGTAAGGAGATTATTAAAGTTTATCAGGCTAAACTAGACGCCTTAAGGAGAAAGGCAGCATGAACGAATATACATTTAGCCTACCTTACCCGCCATCTAATAACCGCTATTACCGACATTCACGCGGTTTTCACTATATCAGCAAGGTTGGTAAAGAATACCGGGAGCAAGTAAAAGACATCATTGAGCTATTAAGTTTAAACATCAACCTATCTTGCCGACTGGCAATAGCCATTTATGCCGCGCCGCCGGATAACCGGATCAGAGATCTGGATAATATCCCAAAATGCCTTTTTGATAGCCTTACTTATGCCGGATTCTGGACCGATGACGGGCAGATCGATTCTATAAAAATTGTTCGCTGCCAGAAGATAAAAGGCGGGCGCTTGTTTATTAAGGTACGCGAGCGCGGCGACCTGCTACCTAACATTGACGAATACGCGATTAATATGTGGGGTGACAAATGAAAAACGAAATTAAAGATCTGCAAATAGATATTCAGCGCGATGAGCATGATTTAGAGACTGTGCAACAAATACAGGCTTTTCACATGCGAGAATTGCTTGCGCTGAAAGAGCTTGAAAGAAAGTTGGTGCAGGCAATATCTGATCACAAAAGACTTGTTGCGCGTTACGGGGGCAAATAATGAATCTGGAATCAATTCTGAAATTCCACTTTCCAAAATCGCCGCGTTTATCAGATGAAAGCCGGGGCACGTCCCCGGATGCGCTTAATACTACTGATGCACTAACTGCCGCAGGTATGGCGCAATCGCGCGTAGAGCTTGGTTACAGCGCTTTTTTAGGGAAGATGGAACTATCACAAGCCGAAAAACATAAGGCCGTAGTTTTGCTTACAGAGCGTTTAAGGGCTATGGCAAAAGATTATGAATACGTTATGGAACTGGACGAGGCCAAACGCAATGATCTTATCATTCTTGTTGCAGTTTTCGCGTTTCGGGATTATTGCCAAAGTGCAGCGACCGAAAAAGTTTGCCCTAAGTGCGGCGGTCACGGGCATTTACCAAATCCATATTGCGAATACACATCTGAAATTTGTGCGCGGTGCGGAGGCAAAGGCTACGTTAAAAACCATTGCCAGAGGTGCAAGGGCCGTGGCGAAATGCCGGATAAATCAGCCAGTGAAGCGGCGGAAATGCCAGTATTCAAAACGTGTCAGCACTGCGGCGGGCGCGGGTACTCGCGTTTCCCTGTAGATCTCGTTCGGCAGGCTGTTAATCAGCTTGTCTTTCCGGTAAGCCGATCAACATGGTGGAAGAAATACCGTGCTTTCTATGAGGACGCCATTGCCGAATTGTTCAAAGAAGAGGCACGGGCTGATAACGAAATTAAACGAGTGACGCGGGGTGAATGATGGATAAGCTGGAAATAAACGATCGGTTTGCCGTTAGGATGTAGCTGACATGTTAGCTGATGAGAACGTTTATTATATGATGTGGTGATAATATGCAAATAATCATTGATTATCTCTGTCATGCTGTGAATACGATTTTTGGCTTTTATCAACAACCATTTCTAAAAGAATGGGATGAAATGCTTAACGACATCATTGATAAAGGGTTAATAGTTGAAGTCGGCGAGCTAACGATAAAATTCAATTACGAAGGCAAGGAATACGAAATATGGGTAGGGAATAGATGGTACTCATACGGGCATATTTACTCAATTGGCGGTAAGTACATTAAACGCAGCCAGGAGTTCAGGCCACGATTCCGCACAATGCGCCGCCTGCGTGACCTACATATGGGGATATTTGACGAGCAGGAAGAGCGCGAACTATTCAAGATCTACGGGGATAAATCATGGAGCTAAAAATCTGGTGTGCTATCGACGTTGTTGATAACGAATTGTCTATGTTCGCCACTAACGGGAAACGCGTTGTGATCGCTACATGGACACGTAACCATGATGATATTTCTTTCCGTCGCGCTGCGGCGGAATTGCTTTTCGCTGATGGCAGCTACACGATGAACATCGCACAGCTTGCCAGAATGAAAGATGAAATACTGACTGACAGTTACACAACAGCATAACGGGGTTGATATGCGTATCTATGAACACAAGCGGGATAAAACCCGCTTTTTTGTCCGTGCTGGCGTGGCGTACCAGTATCACGAATGCGGATACATTGAGGCACTTGCTTACGACCTGGACTTTGAACAGGAAAAAGAATGGTTCGATTTCAGGATCTACCGGAAACGCAAACCAACGCGCGACGAACGCCATGCTATCCGGGACTTTTTAATCAGTATTGAGCGCTGGGAGACAGAGGAGTGAGAACTAAGAAGGCAGCAGATCAGAAAGCGTTGGTTATAGCAACAAGGGATGTTTCGTTATTCACTGAGGGTGAAGAGATAGAACTTAAATTGCTTTGGGGCATGTTTGAACCACACGAAAAACCGTGGTTCGTGCATGAAGATAAACAGGGCAATATGCGCGTAGTAGTGCCTGACAGTAAAAGCGATATATTTTTTGGTATTCCAGATCCGTTACATGACGGCGAGGTGTTGGCTGTGTTGTTGCTTTCTGATGCTGTTACTTATAAGGGGTAAAGATGAAAGTAAAATTCTTGCACGATCACGGTTATCCGTCACTGAAACAGGTTGTTGGTAAGGTCGTTAAAGTTGTGCATAGCGATAATGTCACATGCATGATTAACGGTGCTGACCTGATAGCCGCTGGCGCTGATGACCATTACATCAATCCGGCATGGTCGTATACGTTCAGCTTGGGCGACTTCGTTGGAGACAAGGGGCGCGGGCTGGAAGTAGTCGAGGGTTAACATCATGGACGTTTACGAAGATCTGTACCTCCAGACAAACACGCACACTTTTTATTTTCTGAAAAACGGCGTGGTATATCGCAGCGACGATGGGGTAATAATGAAGGAATGGCTATTTAAGAGCAAAGACTTGCTCGACGATCTGGTTTTTGCAGGGGTATTCCGTAAACGTCCTGCCAACCTTGAGGAAGAAATGTTGATCGAGGTATATCAAAATGAAAATCAGGGTAAGTTATTTCCGGGCGAAAGATAAGGCAACAGGAAAGCAGATGGCGATCCTGGTCAACGAGGCCAATTACATGTTTGTGCTTCAACCGTGGTGTATAGCTGACTATAACGATAACTATCGCCGCCACGGTGCGCGGAGTGCTGTAGGTATGAAAGGCTGGCAGCCGCGCGACATGGAAAACTATTGTGAATGGAAGCTGATAGCAAAATACACTGTCGATTATAAAGGGGGTTTCTGATTATGTTTGCAAGATGTGTTTACTCTGACACTGCTCATTTTACTGTTGGTGAGTTATATAGCGTTGACCTTCTCAACGGGAGCAATTGGCGACGCGCGGGCGGTATTCATTATGTAAAAGATAATGATGGCGATGCGTGGCAATTTTACGGAGATCACGCAAAAGGGGTTGTTAAGGGTGGCTTTGACAATCGAGTCATGGCGCGTTTCTCTAAGTGGTGAGGTGAGTTTATGCAAGTTAAATGTACATATTCAAGCAATGACAGTGTCTTCACTATTGGGCGTGCTTATGAAGTTCATATCGTTTATGGCAATGCGCCACGGGTTTTATGCAGATCATAATACGTTAACAGATGCAGAACTGGTGACAATTCTTTACGAAGGAGAATAACAAATGTCTAAATTTGTCAGCGTTAAAGTTTTCCGTGGCACTTTCACTAACAAGGAAACATTAGGACAATTCGCCGGACAGCCTGGCGCATGTTTCCGTGTAGCCACTGATGACGAGGCGGGCGTTAAATGCTACCACGTAGCTGAACCTCCTTTTGACGTGAAAGGCCTTGATAACGCGAATCACGTTAAGTGTTTTATTTTGGCGTCATTGGCGCTTAATCCATTCCCTGACGATGATGTCGAATTGATTGGTGCTGAACTGGTCGCGGAATACAAAATGACTGAGGGTGTAACAGGGGGGATTGACATTGAGCGCATCAAGTAAGCTATACAAGATCAGGTGCAAAGGCGAATATCCTGGCTTTACTACTGGATGCGAATACCTGGGCCATATTGGGTATGGCCCTTTCGGTGAATTAGGGATGATGCGATTAAGCCAGTTTGAGAAGTGGCATGAGCCGTTTTTACCCATGACATCTGTCGAGATCATCACGATGGTTAATCACGGATATTGGCGCAAGGTTGGTGATTTATGAACGAGATCGAAGACGGTATCTATTTGCATAAGTTGTTTGACATAGCCTATTTGGTTAAAGGTGACAAGGTGATGATTCAGAATCCAGAAAAACGATACTGGGAATCAAGCGGAATGGATCGGTGGCATATGCAAATGCTTCTTGATAATGGCCTGATATACAGGAAGCAGTAAAGCCGTATTTGTGGGTCGAAAACAAACGGATTAAAATATTACCTAACAATGCGAAACTGTAACTACCCGGCCACGCGCCGGGTTTTTGCTTTGTTGGAGGTAAATCTATGTTCGACAAAATACGGGGGGCGTGTGCGTATGTGATCAGTGCGGTAACAGCTTTTTTCGGTGCTATAACCATTAATGACGTCGCTGTTTACGTTGGTATCTTATCAACCATAGGCACATTTGCCGTTAACTATTACTTTAAATCACAGGAGAACAAGCGGGCGCAAGAGGAACACGACGCACGAATGGGGAACAAGTAAATGATTAGCCAATCGCTGAGAAACAAGATTGTTGCTGCGGCGGCTGGTGGGGCGATCGCTATTGCGGCGGTGATGGTTAAACCATTAGAGGGCGTGGAGTACGATCCATATCGTGATGTTATCGGCGTATGGACCGTTTGCTATGGTCACACCGGAAAAGACATCATGCTTGGTAAGACTTACACGCAATCAGAATGCGATGCTTTGTTAAACAAGGATCTCCACAAAACCGCAAAAGCGATTGACCCCTATGTTAAAGTCGAAATATCAGATTTTACCCGCGCGGCGCTTTATTCATTCGCCTATAACGTAGGCGCAACAAATTTCAAAACATCAACCTTACTAAAACTACTCAATGACGGCAAAAAATCAGAAGCGTGCGCCCAGCTTAAACGCTGGATATATGCTGGTGGTAAACAGTGGCAAGGTTTAATAAACCGCCGTGATGTTGAATATGCCGTTTGCGAATGGGGGGAAACGTGGACAAGATAAAGGCGTTAATTATCGCCGTGGTTGTTTGCATTATCGTAGGACTTACCGCCGCGCTATGTCAGAATCAAGGGACTGTAACGCGCTTACAGGAAGAATTGACGACGACACAGGGCGCATTGAAAACGGCAAGTAACACTATCCAGCAAATGAAGGAGCGAAACGCCGAACTGTCAAAACTTGATAAGAGGTATCACGATGAAATTAAAGCTATCAGATCTGACATTGCCGATCTGCGCACTGGCATTGATAGCGGCACTATCCGGCTGCACGTCAACGCAATACCCGTGCGAGTGTCCGACTCCACCGGAACCGCCAGCCGCATTGATGGAACCGCCTGTAGACTCACTCCCGACGCTGAATCGGCTTATCTATCCCTCAGAGAACAACTAAAAGAGAAGGACGCCAGAATCACTGGGTTGCAGGACTACATCAAAACGCAGTGCTTACGCAAAGAATAACAGCGCGTGGGCGTGTCGCCGTTTCTGCCAGCCAGCCATAACCGGGCCAATCCTTCCCGCGAGCGACGGCGGAAAAGTCAAAAACACGCAATACCGGGTTAACAGCCTCATTAGCAGGTCCGGCGCTACCTGGGTAGAAGAAAGCGCCATTATCCAGTTTTATAAAATTCTAAAAACTGTACTCACACAGCGCCGTTTTTAGTGTTTTATAGCTGTTTTCACTCCCTGCGGTGTCCGTTTTTGCGGGGGTTATATTTTTCAGGATAGAGGAATATTCTGATGGCTAAGGGTAAAGGCATTAAGTTGCCTCAATTCAAAGTCCCGCTCTTCGAGCATACAACAGTTTTCTTCTGCCCTACTCGCGACATGTTTTACGAATTTTGCGAAAAGGCAGGTATCCCAATCGAACCTGATTTTGAACTGGCAGGAGGTTTAACACTTACTTGCACTGGTGAGAAAGGCGGTAACTTCTACGTGATCGCAGTATTCGATAATGAGCTTGGTACTCTGGTCCATGAATGCGCACACACTACATTCCACGTACTGAGCGATGTAGGCGTCGTAGCGACCACTGATCCAAGCCATCCGGCAAACGAGACGTATGCTTACATGGTGGGCCGCATCTTTGACGCATTCTTCCCGATCCTGGCTGAATCTAACGAAGCACAGTTGGCAGCTATGCAGGCCGCTGAAGTCGTTGAGAAGGCATTAGACCAGGCAGAAAAGGCGACTGATGCAGCAGAACAGGCAGTTGAACAGGCAGATGAGCCGAAAGAAGAGAAAAAACCAGTTAAGAAAGGCAAGCGTAAGCCTAAAGCAAAAGAGGCGCTTGTACCGCGTGTTATGAGCTTTAAACGGGGGTGATTATGTTTACTTTCCTGCCAGGTGTATTTATCGGAATGGCTGCCGCTGTAATATTACTGGTCGGTGAATAATGTTATGGATGATTATATCATTGCCGGATTGATCGGTATTTCTGTATTTCTGGTGGGTTTTATTATAGCCGTACTGATAACCGTAATGAGCAAGTATTAGGTGGGGTGGCAAGATGATTGACCCGCTCATTATCCTTTCTGCCTGCGTCGCTGTATGGCTGGCGATCATGATATTCATTGAAAGCTGAAGGTGTTCATAATGAATATTTACGATCTCATCTGGTGGTCACTGGTCGCCGTCATTATCTATTTCTGGTGGAAGAATGTTGTATAGGTGAAGCATGAACGCATACGAAATGCTATTGCTGGTGGCTGTAGTTGTAGTCATTGCTGTTGATGTTTATCGGGGGTTTAAAAAATGAAATGGCTTGATTTCTTTTTTCTGATTGTCGCAATTGTTCTCACTACGATCGCACTGACTCAATAGGTGAATATATGGAAACTATCGAAGCCGTATTATTCGTATGTATCGCAGCGGTTGTAATTGTGGGGTTTATTATCAATGTCTGACAGTGATTTCTTAATCATAGCTATAAGTTCGCTGTTAGTTGTTATCGTTTTCTTCGCGTAAGCAGGATGGACAACATGAGGGAGTCAGATTTTATCTATATGGTTTTGGCTATCGTCCTTATTACCTGGGCGCTTTCTATTATGTGAAGGGTAAACAATGAAAGAGCTATTCGACTGGTTGGAAGTATTAACATACTGCGCAAGTTTTGTGGCTTGCGTATATATCATCAACAAATATTAAGAGGTGAAATATGGCCCGCACGAAAAAGGCAGAGGCTGACAATAAAAAGCCAGCAGCCAAAAAGACGGGCCGTCCGCATGGTTATACCGAAGAAAGGGCATTGGAAATCTGTGAACTGGTGGCGGACGGCGAAAGCATTAACAAAATTTCGAAGATGCCCGGTATGCCCGCACGCTCAACAATCCTTAAGTGGTTCAGAGACGTGCCAGAGTTTTTGGACATGTACATACGCGCGAAGGAGATCGGCTTCGAGGTGTTAGCTGATGAGATTATCGATCTTGCTGACGCGCCAGAGAACATCAAAAAGGAAGAATTGAACAGACACCATTTGATGATTGAGACTCGCAAATGGCTATTAGCAAAACTGCAACCGCGTAAGTATGGCGAACGCGTCACGCAGGAAATCGTCGGCAACAGGGAAGAGTCACCCGTACAGGTTGAAGTGACGAAAGAAGAAATTGCACGCATCGTTCAGGAAGTAGAAAACGAGGTGTAATTATGTTGACAATCAGAGAACGAGTTATTCAGTCCAAATGTGAAAACGATGGCCTGTTTTTTAATCGCTACTTTTACAAGCAAGCGAACGGGACGAAGATGTTACTGTCAGGCCATCACTTAGCTATCCGCGACGCATTACAACGCGTTGTCAATGGTGAGATAACCCGACTCATCATCAACATTCCCCCAGGGTACGGTAAGACCATGATCGCTACCATCAACATGATGGCACGGTCCCTCGCAATAAATCCCCGCACAAGATTCCTTCACGTTTCCTATTCCAATAACCTCGCGTTACTCAACTCCTCGACCGTAAGAAACATGATCTGTACGCCTGAGTATCAGGCAATGTGGCCCATGAAGATCCGCAACGATGCAAACAGTAAATCGATGTGGTGGACCGAATACGGTGGCGGCGTGTACGCAACCTCATCGCTGGGCCAGGTAACTGGGTTCCGTGCTGGGTATATGGAACCGGGATTTAACGGTGCGCTAATCATTGATGACCCATTAAAACCCGCTGACGCTTATTCTGACGTGGTGAGAAAGCAGGTTAACACTAACTATAACGACACGCTTGCGTCACGTCTGGCTGTGCAAACAACGCCTGTTATCGTCATTATGCAGCGCATCCACTACGATGATTTGTCCGGCTACCTGTTGCGCGGTGGCAGTGGTGAGAAGTGGTATCATCTGAACCTGCCAGTGAAGATTGACAACAGCGTTGACTACTGGGATTTGTACCCTGAAAACGAGTTCGCCATCCCTATTGCTCACAACCTGCCAGACGGCTGGCTGTGGTCCAGGAAGCACAATGACGATCATGAAGCTGGACTGAAAGCACACAGGCGGTCATTTGAGGCCCAGTACATGCAGCGCCCGCGTAAATTCGACGAAGAGGGTGCATTGTGGACTGAAGCGATGATAACCGCAGCGCACCGGATGCAGATAACGCAGGACAAGATCCGCACCGTGGTAGCCATTGACCCGGCGACAACATCATCTGATGAGTCGGACGAAACGGGGATCGTGGCGTGTTCCGCTTACGGTGGCGGTAAGAATGCTCAGTATTCTGTTGACGGCGACTATTCAGGCCGCATGTCGCCTAACGACTGGGCGCACGCAGCAATGAACGCCTATGACATCCATGAGGCTGACGCGATAGTTATCGAAACCAACCAGGGCGGGGAAATGGCGGAGGCCACGCTACGCAATGCCGGATTCAAAGGCCGCATTGTTAAGGTTCACGCAAGCAAAGGTAAATTCGCCCGTGCCGAACCAATATCTGCACTGTATGCGCAAGGAAGGGTCGCACACACTGGTGAACTGTACACGCTGGAAAATCAAATGATGGAATACGTGCCAGCTACCGCTAAAAAATCCCCTGACCGTATGGACGCAATGGTATGGGGTATCACTGAATTAAGCCAACCACAGGCAATGGGCCTCATGTTACCTAAACGCCTGCGCGGATTTTAAAATCTGCCTCACAACTACCCACAAGTTTTTCTATTTTTCGCGTAGCAACGCGTAAACATGTATTCAGGAGTAAACATTATGCCATCCAATTTAGAATTGGCGGTTAATGCTGCCTTGTCTCAACGCCATGCGGCATACGCCCGCTATGCAGCAGCCCACCCATTCACTATGGGGATAGATGCCAAACGGGATGCCGCGTGGAGTGAATACGGATTCAAAGAAGAGATCACGTACGACGATCTATACAAACTGTATCGTCGCGGTGGCATCGCTCATGGTGCTGTAGAGAAGATTATCACAACTTGCTGGCGCACCACGCCGACGCTGATAGAAGGTACTGAAGACGAGAAAGCCGAAAAGGAAACACCCTGGGAAAGAGAAATCAAGAAACAATTTGATAACAGATTCTGGCGCACTATTGCCGAATGTGATCGCCGCCGCCTCATTGGTCGTTATGCCGGCCTGTTGATTCATGTCAGAGATAACCAGCCGTGGGATAAGCCAGTCACAAAAGGCGTAGGTATCGCCAAATTTACCCCGGCATGGGCTGGTGCTCTTACGCCGAAGGAGTTCGAAGAAGACCCGGACAGTGAAAATTATGGCCTGCCGACATGGTGGGAATACAAAGAACGCATTAACAGTAAGATCATTGCCAGAAGAATCCACCCTGACCGCATATTTATCTTTGGCGACTATTCTGATGATGCAATCGCCTTCCTTGAGCCGTCCTATAACGCCTTTGTGTCACTTGAGAAAGTGGAAGGTGGTAGCGGTGAATCATTCCTGAAAAACGCTGCACGCCAGCTTGCTATCTCATTCGACAAGGACATTGACTTCCGGTCACTGGCAGCTACATACGGATGCGACGTCACCGAGCTTCGGGATAAATTCAACGAGGCAGCGAATGAAATGAATAAGGGTAACGACGTGATGATGGCATTACAAGGGGCCACAGTTAGCCCGCTGGTGACTGCAGTATCTGACCCGTCGGCAACCTATGACGTCAACCTGCAAACTGCCGCCGCTGGTATTGATATTCCTACCCGCATCCTGGTTGGGAACCAGCAGGGCGAACGCGCATCAACCGAAGACCTCCGCTACTTCAACAGCCGCTGTATGACCCGAAGGGAGGAAATCGGCGGTGAGCTTGAGGATCTATTCTGCAAGATGGCAGATCTCCGCCTTATCAGTATGCCAATTGACGTATCAGTGATATGGAATGACCTGAACGCCATGACTAAAGCCGAACTACTGGAAGCGGCACACAAAATGGCACAAATCAATCAGGCTTGTTTGGCTACTGGTGAAGAGATATTTAGCGGTGACGAGATCCGCGAGGCTGCCGGATACGATGGCCCTGCAGGTGTAGTAGAAACGGAAGAGGAAGACGATGATGAAGGTGAAGAAGATAATCAGGCGAATACCTCCAGCCGCGATAATGCCATCTAACACCGAAGACCCGACCATGACAGGGAAGCTGAGGTCCGGTGCTATCAAGCGTTTTAAAGCCTGCCTTAAGAAAGTTGCGGATCCGTATATCGCTATACTGGACCGGATGCAATATACCCTGGCTGTTAATGAGAAATACACTTTCCAGATCTACATTGACGAGCTTCATGATTTGCTGGAAGACGCCAGCGACATGATTGATGAGATATTCGACCTTACTGACCCGGAAAACTTCTGGTTCTGGCAGGAATACGTGAAAGTGGCATATCAGCGCGGTACTGCACAGGAATATGCCAACCTCGCTAACCAGTCAGTCACATATTCCAGGGCTTACCCCGAAGTGTCGGCGGTATTAACCAGTCAGACTTATCGCACGCGCCTTGCCCTGGTCCGTACCAGTGTATTTGAAGAGATGCGCGGGCTTACGGCACAGATCAAAAAGGATATGGCCCGCCGATTAACCGAAGGCATGGCCCGTGGCTTAAACCCACTCGAAATAGCACGCACATTGCAGCAGGAGACGCAATTGCCGCTATACAGGTGCAAGCGTATTGCCCGTACTGAAATATGCACAGCGTTACGCACAGCGCGTATGGATGAGGCCGAGGCTGCATCGGAAGAGCTTAATTTGCGCACTATGCAAATGCACATTTCGGCATTGTCACCGACTACCAGGCTATCACACGCACAGCGGCACGGGAAAACGTACACCATAGACGAGCAGCGCGAATGGTGGAGCAAATCCCCTAATTCAATTAACTGCAAATGTAGCACAATTACCGTGCTGGTGGATGAATCTGGTAACATATTAAACAAAAGAATCCTTGAGCGAGCGCAAGAGAATTACAAAGTTGCGCACGCTAAATATGGTGAAGATTGGGAGTAAAGACCGTGAATAAAGAACTGATTCAGGTTAATACCAAATTAACCGCTAATACCATCCGCCGGGAAACATATAACGGGCGCGAACACATTGTAGTCCCGTCGTATACGTTGCCCTTCAATATCATTATGAATCGGGAATATTACCCGGAAGCCGAAATCATTGCTAATTATCAATCCCTGGAAGGCACGCTCGCACCGCTGGGCCATCCTACCGTTGACGGTAAATTTGTTTCCGCATTCAGCCCGGAAGGACTGAATATTGGATTCTGTGGTGCATGGAACCGTAATGTGGAGCTACGCGGCAATCGTGTCTATGTGGAAAAATGGGTAGACGTTGAAACTGCCAGCCATTCAGAACAGGGCCGCGAACTGTTGAGCAGACTGGAAGCACTGGAGAAAGGAGAAAGCAAGGATCCGATCTGGTCATCTGTTGCCGTATATCGTGAGCGTATGCCAGCCACCGAAGAGATGAAGGCCCAGGGCGCTGACAGCGTGGTCAAAATCATGTCGATTGACCATGACGCCATCTTACTGCATGAACCGCCAGCCGCATCGCCTGAACAGGGCGTTGGCCTGATGGTTAACACTGACCAGGCGAAGCCGCTAATGGCTGTGGCAATGAAAGAAAACAGCTATCGCACGCTTGAAAAACAATTGGAAGAAGCGGCGCGTGAACTGTTCAAGGATGCAGATTATGTCTACGTCGTGGACTTCACAGACAAAGAAGTGACCATTGCTACTAATGCCGAAAGTGCTCAAGTTTGCACGTATGAAAAACAGGCTGATAAAATAATTCTCAATAATGGCGAGCTTGCAACCAACGAGGAAAGTAAATCCTGGTTCGCTCAGTTCGCTGAACACCTATCCAGTCTTTTCTCATTAAACGAAAAAATTAAGGCCAATAAATCGGAGGACGATCCCATGCCTTTGACCAAAGAAGAACGCGCCGAACTGGTGAAAGAAATTAACGAAACCATCACCGCTAATATGGCGAATGCAATCGCTGAAGCACTTAAACCAGTACAGGCAAGCGTAGAAGAGTTACAGACCAATCAGAAAGCGATCAAAGAAGAGATCGCAGCAAACGCAGATAAAGAAGTAGCAGAAAAACGCGCCGCAGTAGCAAAAGTTCACGGCGAGATTGTTGCTAACGCATTAAACGGTGAAGCGTTAGAAGCAATGTTTAAATCCCTGGGCAAAGCCGCGCCGATGGCAACCAACGCAGCAAGCGAAGGTAAAAAAGGCGAAGTTCCAGACTTTAACACTTATTTCTAATTAAAAGGGGATCACAATGTTTCGTTTTCGTCGTGTAAATATTGATGGCAAATCCATCACCGAAACCCATGCAGCAGGCGAAGAAGTATTGCCGGGCGAACTGGTTAAACTGGTTGACGGTAAATTCATGAAAGCAACTAATGCAGCAGGTCGCTTGTATATCGTTAACCCTGCTTTCCATGAAGGCAAAACCATCGCTGATGCCATCAAAGAGGGTGAAACCGTTGTCGCTGACTACGTTGAACCAGGCCGCGAATTCGCAATGCGTGCTGGAGCTGCAACCTACAAAAAAGACCAGCCATTCACACTTGACGAAGTAACCGTCGTGTACTACCAAGAAGATGTAACCCTGGAAGAAGAAGACTTCATCCGCGTTCGCGTAGCTTAATTTAAAAGGGGAAAAACATGTACTTTACTAAAGAAAACCTCGCTACCAACGCCCGTATGCAGGGCCATTGGAACGAACTGTGGGCGCAACGTAATATCTTCAACGCTCAACATGACGCCATGATTGCTGCAAACAAAGCAAACATGACCGCCGAAATGTTGGCCTGCAACGCCGTTGGTGGCTTCGCAAAAGAGTTCTGGAAAGAAATTGATAACCAGATCATCGAACTGAACACCGAAGAAATCGGCATTGAAATCGTCAACGACCTGATAGGCGTTCAAACCGTACTGCCTATCGGTAAAACGCTGAAAATGTACAGCGTATCCGGCGACATCAACGACGAGGTCGTAATGTCTATGGATGGTCAAGCGCCGCACGGCTTTGATCACACCGAATACGGCAGCGATGGCGACCCGATTCCGATGTTTACCGCTGGTTACGGTGTCAACTGGCGTTTAGCTCATGGCTTAAACAGTGTTGGCATTGACCTTGCTCTGGACAGCCAGCGCCTGAAACTGAAAAAATTCAATAAACGCCGTGTTAAATTCTACCTCGAAGGGAATGAAAACATGGTTGTTGATGGTCATAAAGCTATGGGTATTAAGAACCACAAAAACACCCAACAACTAAAACTGACCACTGACCTGAAAGCAGCAACATTCGACGAACTGATCAACTTCTTCACCATTGGTGAATTCGGCGTTATGGCCCGCAATAACTTCGTGGCTAAATATGATGTTATGTGGGTGTCACCTGAGATCATGGCTAACCTGGCCCGCCCACACATCGTTAACGGTGCTGTCGTTGGTAGCGTGCTCAATACTGTTATGCCGTTCGCTCCGGTTGGTGAAATTCGTCAGAGCTTCGCACTGACTGGTAACGAAATCATTGCTTATCAGCGCCGCCGTGATGTTATCAGCCCGCTGATCGGTATGACCACTGGCGTAGTCCCTGTACCGCGCACCATGCCTACCGATAACTACAATTTCAAAATCATGTCTGCCGAAGGTTTACAAATCACCTGCGACATGCTGGGCCGTTCCGGTGTCGTTTACGGTCGCCAATAATTTCCTTGTTTCCTGTAACTCCCCGGCGCGATGCCGGGGATTTTTTTTGTATGTGGAGAAGACAAATGGTCACTACAGAACAGGCACGGGAATATCTTGAAAGCCAGGGTATTGACCTGCCAGACGTTATCTTATCCTTGATGGTGGAGCAGGCAAACAGCGTTAACGAATGCCTTGATGCCAACTATCCGGCCTCCACTGCAACATTAATTCAACTTTACCTGATTGGCCTGTTAGGACTCACCCAGGCTAACAAATACGTTTCCTCGCATACTGGTACGAACGGCGCAAGCCAGTCATACCAATATGTTGATTTCAATCAGAAATGGAAAGCAGCCTATTCGTTGCTTTACTCCCTTGATAAACATCACTGCACCGCCGAATTGGTTCCGGCAGATCCACAGAACACCGCACACGCCGGGCTGTGGATAGGTAAAAGCGGGAGGATGTAACAATGTGGAACGACCTTACGTTACCTAAACCGCTATTGCCGAAGCCGTTCACCCGCGTGTGGGTGAAGACTGACACCGGGCGACAGGTGGCGGCCTATCTCAATGACGCTGGCGAATGGGTAATTCTATGCCCGCGTGTGGCGGAAACACACCCCAAAATCATCCAATGGAGTTGCGGCTATGAGTAAGTTATCACGATTCACTTACAAGGCATTAGCCACCATTTATCCCGTAACGCGTGATGATTGGACTAACTCAGATGTATACGGCACGCCATATCTTATTGATTGTGCATGGGAACGCACTGACGGGACGGCGACAGACGCAAACGGGAATGAGGTTAGCAACACGATAACCGTATATACCGAATTGCTTTACAAGATGCAGCCAGTGCAGCGCCCGGAAAAAGGGTGGATGATTGCCACTGGCGACACCACTGCTATTGCTGACCCGCTGGCGGCTGGGGCCAACTTTATAACCGGGATCGTTGAATGGGACATGAGCATGTTTCGCGACACACCGGATTATAAGATCGTCACAGGAGGTTAATCATGCCACTGAAAGGCGTCAGACGAGTCCGTATGAAAATGACGGAAGAAATCAGGAACATAGCAGACAAAAAGACTTATGAAGTGCTATGGATTGTTGGCAACGTTGCATCCGGCCTTGCATCTGGAATGACGCCAGTTGATACGGGTTTTTTGATTAACAGCATGTACCAGACTGTCGAGAAGAGCGGCAACGGCCTTTGCCTCAGGGTTGGATATACCGCCCGCTATGCTGAATGGGTGCATGACATGCCAGGGACATTAAAGGGACAGCCTCGCGAGCATTTCGGGAAAACCAATAACCTTTCAGATTTCGGCCCGAAACAGGTAGTTGGGTTCGGCGGCGGTACTGGGAAGGGTTATTACTGGGATCCGAACGCGGAACCGGAATTTTTGCGCAAGGCGTTCGAGGAACCAGATAATTTCAATGAGATCTGGAACACGATAAAATTTGGGTACCGGACGAAACAATCATGAAACGCAGCGAAGTATATGACGAAATAAGGGATTGGATTAAGTCCCACGGGTACGACGAAGGTTATATTTTGCAGGCCCGTTTCTGGAATGAGCGATCCAATTCGAATAACGACAGGTACATTGTCATACAGCAAAACGGCGGCGCGGCTGGTGAAGAAGCAGTAACCCGTGACTACTTCCGCATCCTGGTTATTTCAGCACGCAATGATGCAAATATCAGTGAAGTGGAAGATCTCGCCGACGCAATACGCCAGAGTATGATAACCGAGTATAAAACTGATAAAATTACACACATGAAACCGATTGGCGCTATTCCTGCAATGCAGACAAGAGAAGGGCGCTTCATCTTTACCGTAGCTTTTCAAACCATCATATCTAGATAAGAGGTAACAAACATGTCTCAGACTTGCAAAAAAGGTTCGTTTTTAGGCCGCGATGTTGTCGTATTCTATGCTATCGCCTGCCCTAATGCGAAGCCTGACGCTCAAAGCTACAAAGCGTTGGGCATGATGCGTGGTAAATCCCTGTCAGTGGAATGGGAAACCGCAGACGCCACCGCTGATAAATCAGCAAACTATACCAAAGAATCACTGGTAACTTACAAATCTGTTGCCTTCTCCGGCGACGGCGTATCCCGCACCGAAGAGCTCTACTATCAGAAAGAACTTAAACGCCACGTTATTAACCCTGACGGAACAACTGGGGCACAGCCTTACGTCTGGTTGAAACTCGTTTCCCCGCTCGACGTAACCGAAGGTCCGTTCCTTTGCACCTCCTTTAAAGAAGAAGATCCGCACGACGATGTATCCACCTGGTCAATTGAGTGCGAAAGCGCTGGCGAGGTCACAGTAGGCGACGTTCCGACAGAGTAACAGTAAATATTAACATCGGGGCCATTTGGCCCCTTTATTTTTAGGGTGACAACTATGATTCATGTTCGAACAGGACAATTTGCGGTCGTGGTTGACGGCAGACGTTACGAATTTAATCCCTGCTTTGCTGCAATGGCTAAGATCGGCAGTGACAGGGAACTGGTTAAATACTTCGCAACGGTTCACGGTGGCAGATACCCACAACGTTTGCCAATGGATACAGACCTCCGCAATCGCATTCTGGCGCGTTGTTATGGTGAACTGGTGCAAACGTCCATCCACATACTGAAATGTTGCTCAGAATGCGAAATAGGCCCGTTATTGGGCGAATGCAGCTTCACTCCTTCGGGTAAGTTAAGACTAAAACCAGGATTAATGCCAACCAGCGACGTTATCACGCTTGCGCAGCACTGCATGTTCCACGGTTTAATTGGTAACGGACCGGAGGAAGACGTTGTCGAGGATCAGGAAGGCGACTATAAACAGACATTCGACATCCTTGAGTATGTTTACTCCGCCGTTGCTCACCTGGGATTGTCTGAGTCTGAGGCGTGGGGTATGACAATGACCGGGTATCGGGCCGCTGTACGCGCTAAAACGCCACCAGACGAAAGAAACGAGAAACGTAAGCCAAACGTTCAGATAAATAAACGTGATTATGATGAGCAAATGGAGGCCGCCAGGAGGGTGCTGGAATTGATGAAAAAACGCAAGCAAGAAAAAGCCCGGAATTAACCGGGCCTTTATCTTTATTTGTATGCTGCAAATCGGCATCTTGCTTCGTCCAGGTCGTGAACATCGTACACGTTATCGTAAATGTAAGTTGCGACCTGTGCTTTCTGTACGTCAGTTGCGTTCGGGAACTCCATGCTTACGAAAGTCACTGCATCGACGTAGTGTTTAAACATTCTTTTATTAACGCACAGTGCGTAAATCAATACACCAGGCCAGAAAATCAGCGCACCAAAGAATGCCAGGAACATATTCAGATGTTTTTTCTGAGCTACAACCATAGTTGCGATAAATCCGATGAATGCAATTACCAGTTCCATGATACGCCCCCTTAATTACGTTTATCTTCAGTTGTCATCGCCAGCACTAGCACAGCCATCACATTAAATGCTAACCATGCTGTAATATATACATCTATAACCGTTTCGATTGCGTCCATTCCCCGCCCCGCTTATTTATTGTTTTTAAGTGCTTTCAGCATTTCTTCGATAAAGTCGGCATAACGCTCATGTTCGTTGGGGTGGTAGTTTACGTTTTTCATTTTCTTGTCCTCTTTTGCTTCCTCCGGTTAACCCGGCCTTTTAAGTCCCTTCGCTCTAGTCCTTTCCTTTAGCCTCTTTATACAAAATGTATTCGTTGAAGTAAAGCCATTTTGTATAAAATAGAGATCAGGATCACACTTTTTACGAGGTTAAATCATGTCCACCAGTTTAGGTACAATTTATTACGAAGTTGATGCAAAAACTGGTCAGCTTCTAGTCGCTCAGCGGCAGGCGGATCAGGCTTTTGACAGTATCGAGCGTGGCGCAAAACGCGCTGACCGCCAGGTGAACACGCTTAAGACGTCAATCAAAGCACTATCCAGGGTCATCCATCTGTTGCTTGCTGCGGAGGCTGTGCGCCAGTTTATTGACATGGCTGAGCAAGCAAAAATGCTTCGCGTAAAAATCAAACTGCTTACAGGTGAAGCGGAGGCCACGGAACGCGTTTTCAACAGACTGAAAGAAATATCAAAAGAAACAGGCCAAAGCCTCAAGGATACTGGCGACCTGTGGCAAGGGCTTGCCATATCGCTAAAAAACACATCCGCCACAGAAGGCCAGGTGCTTAACCTGGTCAGCACACTGCAAAAACTTGGCAACCTGGGCGGCGTGTCTGCGGAACAGCTATCAAACTCCATGCGCCAGTTCCGCCAGGCCATTGATGCTGGCGTGTTGCAGGCTGAAGAATTTAACTCAATACGTGATAACACCCCAACAATCATACAGGAAATGGCCCGACAGATGGGGTTGTCAATGGGTCAGTTCCGGGCTGAAATGCTGGACGGCAAGATCACGGCTGAAAGGATGCTCAACGCGATCCAGGCCTCCACGCAGGAAACGAACGAGAAGTTCGCGCAGTTGCCGCGCACAACTAGCATAGCCTTCAACGAGCTTAAAGTTGAGATGATGGGCGTTGTTGAACAGCTTGACGATCTTTTCGGCATATCTGACGGCGTTGTGACAGCAATAGACTTAATCACTGGTGGCGTTGAGGGATTGAGTAAAGGCGCAAAATTCGCCGCAACCTGTTTCAATACACTGAAAACCGCTGGTAGCGAGTTTATCGACATGTTTGACGATGTTGCCGTTAAGGCTGGCGAGGTGGCGGAAGAAATCATCAGAATGGTGACGCCAATCAAGGCGCTAATGGATGGCTACAAATGGATGAAGGAGATCGTAGACAAGCACAAGGAAGAGCTAAACAGCAACAACGAGAAGAAATTTGGCCCCACCATTGGCAAATTTATGACATTCAAGAATGACATAGAAAAAGCCACGGCTGCCTATGATGAGTTCATGCAGAAACAGGGTGAGGCTGACGATGGCAAGATCACGGGATTCGATAAGCCAGTTGGCAAGCCGAAGAAAGGGAAAAAAGGCAAAAAGGACAAGAAATCTGAGGCTGATCGGCTTGGCGATGAAGGTATAAAAGTGTCCGACCAGTACAACAAGGACGCCGCCGCCATGCGTAAGGCGCTGGAGAACGGCAAGGCCATTGATGCTGCATTCGCCCAGGGAAAAATAACCCTCCTTGAGTACAAGGCCGCACAGAAAGGGATAGGCAGGGAACTGAAGGACGAATTAGCGCAAATCCCTGTCGATGAGCTACGCGACAAATGGGACCACATAGTTAGCCCAATGGACCAGCTTAAGGGAGAAATTGACCCAATCAAGCAGGCGCAAAATGAATGGGCCGTTCGAAAACAAATGCTGATAGACCTGGGCGCTACAGAGGCGCAACAAAGACAGGCACAGTTGGAATACGAACAACAGATCCGGGATCTGAAATGGGAACAATGGCAGGCGCAAAGCGAAACAAACAGCCTGATTGGTGCTTGTGTTAGCGGCCTCACTGGTGGCATGGGTAATGCCCTTACCGGACTGCTAAACGGTACTCAATCGCTAAGCGAGGTTTTCGCCAACCTGGGAAGCAATATCCTCAACACCGTTGGCAACAAACTGTCAGAGATTGCCGCTAACTGGATAGCAGATCAGTTGATGATGGAAACGCAAAGCAAGGCTACCCAGGCAAGCACAACGGCGGGCGCTGTGGCTGCGCAAGGCCA